ACCATTTAATCAGCATGGTACAACAGGTAATGTTGAGCCATCAGATCCTCAGCCACGTCTCAAGGGTTGGAATGCAAAAGGCTTCGGCCCTCGTCCATAATGGCTGTCCTCCCACGCGAGGCAACATACGAGGATTTTTGCGAGTATGTTCAGGACTTTCGAGGTCCCGTCTCAGAAACAGAACTCGGTGAGTTATGGGAACGTCGTCAAAAACTTCTTGGCATCAAATTCGTAACTGGAGCGGTCTCCCGCTCTCTGTTACCGCCAGACGAGCAGCATTTGACTTTACGAGAAAGAGAAAACAAATTAGTAGGCGAGGCGTTAGCGCAAGGCCGTAACATAGAGAAAGTCTAATGGCACGTAAAACCAGAGCAGAGCAATATGCTACTGCTAAAAAAAGGTTAGAATCATCAGCACGTTGGCGGGAAGAAATGGGTTACGACTCGTTATGGCAACGTATGACAGACTTGTACCGTGGGAGACAATGGCCTCAAACAACTGCAACTAATGAAGATCTGATCGTAGTTAATCTTGCTTTCAGTACAGTTAACGTTATTGCACCTTCCGTTTCGGTTAATCATCCTAAAATAGTTGTTTCCGCCACTCAAGAAGAAGACACTGACAGGGCGGCGTTTGTTGAAGCGGTAGTTAACTATTTGTGGCGGCATCACGATTTCCGTAAACCTTTCCGACGTGCAGTTAAAGACTTTCTTATAACAGGTCACGCATGGATGAAAGTCGGTTGGAAATTCGTTGAACAAGAACGAAGTCTTAGTGACTCTGAACGTGAAGAAATGTTAGATGACGCTATTTTAGAAGCAGACGCTTTCGCTATGGAAAATGCTGCTATGGCAGGTGACCTTCCAACAGATGAAGAGATAACTGTTAACATTCCTGAAACCACAATGATGGTTGTGGAAGATCAGCCTTTCATTGAAAGAGTTTCACCTTTCGACATTTACATCGACCCGGAAGCAACTTGTATAGAAGATGCACAGTGGATTTGCCAACGTATCGTGCGTCCTTTAGAAGAGGCTAAAAAAGATAAACGATACAAAGCATCAGTTCGTAAACGTTTACAAGCCGACGGTATTTTGTACCCGATGTTTCAAAACCGTCAGATACAAGAACAAGAACAATATTTGGCTGACGAAGATCGGGTAGCAATCTACGAATATTATGACATTGAAGAAAACACAATGTCAGTGTTCTCACAAGCAAGCGAAGAGTTTCTAGTTGATCCTATGCCTATGCCTTATGCTTACGGTCAACCTTTTGTAATGTTACGAAATTATGACATTCCTGATTTCTTTTACCCAATGGGTGATCTTGAATCAATAGAGTCTTTGCAATTGGAATTAGATAAAACACGTACTCAACTTATAAATGCACGTAAACGTTATGCTAGAAAGTATTTGTATCATGAACGTTCATTCGGTCCTGAAGGACGTGAAGCGTTAGAATCAGATCAAGATGGACGTTTGGTTCCAGTTGTTGATGAGAATAAACCTTTGCAAGAAGTTGTGGTTCCTATGCCTCAAACTCCTTTGTCTCCAGAGATTTATAATACTTCAGCAATTATTGAAGAAGATATTAATACTGTTTCTGGTGTTTCTGAATATGCTCGCGGTCAGATGCCTGAGATTAGGCGTACAGCCACGGAAGCATCAATTATCGCTGATGCGGGAAATGCTCGTGCGGCAGACAAATTAGCAATTGTCGAATTGAGTATTGGTCAAATAGCACGTCGGGTTATTCAGTTAATGCAACAATTTATGACTGGTGAGCAGATGGCTCGTATAGCGGGTAAAGGTGGAGAAGACATGTTCTTTACTTACACTCGTGAAGATATTGTTGGCGAGTTTGATTACACCGTTGAAGGTGGTTCAACTCAACCTATTAATGACACTATTCGTAAACAGCAGGCTGTCTCATTATTGAATGCGATGGCTCCGCTTGTCGGAACTGTTATAGATCCAACAGCGTTGGCTAAACACGTTCTAACTATGGGATTTGATATTAAAGATCCCGATAAATTTATCATGCAGCAACAACCTATGCCTATGGGCGCAGAGGAACCTCAACAACAAGGTCAACCTTCTGATGCTGGTATAGGTGCGTCGCAAGCAATGATGGAAGGTCTGGTACCTCAGCAAGGTGGCGCTTTTGACGCTACTGGCGGGGTTCCACCAGAACTGGTAGCACAACTTCGTGGACAAATGGGAGTTGAGTTGCCGGGTCTGTAGATCGCATGGGACAATGTGTCCTGTGATTATAGGAGCAGCCTTTTAGGACTCCAAGGAGAAAATAAAATATGGAAGAGGATGTAACGGAATCCACTCAGGTGGACACTCCAGAGTCTTCAGTTGAAGTTGCAGAGGAACCTTCTGGTGACACCTATGCCGTTAAGGTAGATGGTGAAAATCAAGAGGTCAGTCTTGAAGAACTTCGGGACGGATACCAAAGACAGTCGGATTACACACGTAAGACGCAAGAATTGGCTTCCGAACGTAAACGGTTACAGCAAGCGGAAGCAATAGTTTCTTCGTTGGAAACGGACCCTAATGGTACGTTAACAGCGTTAGCAGATGCGTTCGGGGTTCAGATGGGATCATCCCCTAGACAGAATAATAATGATGATTATGATTCTTGGGATGATGTACAACCTGATCCTACCGAGCAGCGTATCACGCAATTAGAAACACAGTTAGCGCAGCAAGCACGTTTACATCGCAAACAACAAGTAGAAAAGCAAGTAGAAGGACTTAGGGAACAATACGGGGAATTTGATTCGCAAGAACTTTATCAACATGCACTGACTCATAAAATAGGCAACTTAGAAGCCGCGCTAACACACATGCGCTACGGCGACGTTGCAGAAAAAGCCAGCAAATTGGAGAAAGAGCAAGAGCGAACAGATGCTAAACGTGATGCTTCTGTTGTGGAACCGACGGGTTCAAAACAAACAGGGGTTGTCAAGGATAGTGCTTCGGCTAAACCTAATTCTATCCGGCAAGCATTCGAGGATGCGAAACGGGAACTTGCTTCATAGATAACAGAATGAGGTAAAAAACAAATGGCAGCAGGTAATGCTAACTTTGATGAAATACTTTCCACCACTCTGAAAAACTATATCCCTAAACTGACTGACAACATTTTCAGCGCAAGACCACTGTTTTACGCTTTAACAAATGGTCAGACAATTAGGCGTGTATCAGGTGGTGCGAACATAGTAGTACCCCTTATTTATGGCACAAACTCTACTGCTGGTTCTTACTCAGGAACAGATACTATTTCCACAACCGCTCAAACAGGCATTAGCGCTGCTGAGTACTCTTGGAAACAGTATGCTGCGACAGTAACAATCAACGGTATTGAAGAAGCCAAAAATAATGGCGAAGCACAAATAATTGACCTTCTTGAAGGAAAAATCTTTCAAACGCAGGAAACAATTATTGAAAACATGAACACCATGTTTTATGGTAACAGCACCGGCAACGGTGGCAAAGACTGGAATGGTCTAGCCGCTTGTGTTGGTCTAGGCAATGATGACGGGTCAGCCGCTTTTGCGGGTATTGACGCTACAGACGGAGATAACTCTTGGTGGAGATCACAAGTTACCAACGTAGGTGGAGCGCTTACTCAAGCAAACATGGCAACTACCTACAACAATGCCTCTGTTGGTAATGACCAGCCAACAATTATAATCACAGGACAAACCCAGTATGAAACATACGAGGGTCTTCTTGAAGGACAGATCAGGTACACCGACACCGACATGGCTGACGGTGGTTTCCAGAACCTTCTCTTCAAGGGATGTCCAGTAACATTTGACGGCGTTCTCGCGGGCGAAGGAAAAATGTACATGTTGAATACCAAGTATCTACAACTTGTAGCACACTCAGACGTTTGGTTTAAGCCAACTCCGTTTGTCCGTCCTACAAATCAAGATGCGGTATTCTCACAGTTACTCTGCTACGGCGAGTTAACAACAAGTAACCGCGCCCGTCAAGGATACATGTACGGTATAACACCTGCATAATTTGATGGCACAGAGATAGTTTTTACAGGAGTTCTAATGGCTAGATATGAAGAAAATGCGTATAAGAAAGGGGTCAGACCCGCAGGGCAACCTAGGGCTGGTACCAATTTCCGGGATTCGTCACCACGGCCTCAAACCGTTGGACAGTCACGCAACATTCATCGTGTCGCAGACACATCACCTATCCAGAAGGCTCCTGTGAAAACATCTACTAAAGTTTTTAAAT